GCGGTCATGGCAATCGTCAACGCCCGCTACGGAGTCACCACCAACACCACTGTCACCTCCACCAACACAGGCGTCGACATCGACGGCCTCGCACGTCGCGTCATCAACGGCGAATTCGGTGTCGGCGACGCCCGAAAAGCCGCCCTCGGCAGCAACTACGAAGCCGTGCAGGCGCGCGTCAACCAGCTACTCGCCGGAGGCACCGGCACCAGCAGCACCGACCTGAACGCATTGGCGGATGCGGTCATCCGTGGCGACTACGGCAACGGCGCTCAACGCCAAGCCGCACTCGGAGCCAACTACAACGCCGTGCAGGCGCTCGTCAACAAGAAACTCGGCTACTAAGGAAGGAACAACCATGACCGACAACACGCTGGACACCCAACTCAACGAGATCACGGAAACCGGCGCGAACACGCCCGGCATCGCCGACCACAAGGCCAACGGCAAGCTCGAGCCGGATGACGTGATCTCCGGCGCGGAGGCCGAGGGGCTCGTGCTCTGGCTCAAGGCCTCATTGGTGCGCGCCGTCAAGACCGCCGCCCAGAGTGCGGTGGCCGCCATCGGCACCACCGTCCTGACCATCGGACAGGTGGACTGGCGCATCATCGGCGGCACCGCCGCACTCTCCGCCGTCCTCTCGCTGCTGACCAGCGTGGCCGGTATCCCCGAAGTGGACGACGGGGCCAACGTCGCCAAGATCGCGGCAAAGAACTAACCCCCCCCCAATCCAATAAGCAATCGGCCCCGTCCGACCGCAGACAGCTCCATGAGCTTGACTGCGGTCGGACGGGGCCGATTTTTTGCGTTGCAAAGTCCTTGTATATAATGGTGTGACCATCAAAATAGAGTGCACTTAGAGTGGACTCCTTCTGGGAGGCCAAGCGGCAGTAGGGCTCAGACAAAGTTGAGTCTATTCACAGCAAGTTTTAAGGAATAAAACCGTTGGGTTGTCGTGTTGTACATAGTGGAAACACTGAACCGACCTGGGAAGGGGCGATGGCGATGGAAACGATGACCCGAGTGAACGAACAGATGGATGTGGCCGCCAAGAAGCCGATGGCTGTGCAGCCGGGTGTCGCCCGTATGCGTGAACTGACTCCGGCCCAGCGCCGTGCGGTGATGTTCGCCCAGCAGCAGGTGCTCAAGGCACAGGCCGCCAAGAAGGCCAAGGATCAGCGTCAAGCCGTTCGTGAACGTATGTGGGATGAGGATTCGCCGTCGTACAAGCCGACTGCCGCCGCCGAGCCCGTGGTGGCTGAGGAGGAGCCTCGCGAGTTTTCGCTGCGTGGTGCTATCGGTCATGTGCTGCGCGAGCTGCGCACGCGCGATCGCCGCACGTTGCGTGAAGTCTCCGAGAAGGCAGGCGTTTCGCTAGGCTACCTTTCCGAAGTCGAACGTGGACAGAAGGAAGCCAGCTCCGAACTGCTGAGCTCCATCGCCGATGCGCTCGGAGTCTCCACTTCGCGCATGCTGCGCATGGTGGCTGATTATCTCGACTCGGTCGAGGGCTGATCGGTTGGCGGTGTGAAGCCGCGTCCCGTAATCTATGTCTAGCTGTGAACCCGTATCGCTTGTGGCGATGCGGGTTTTTGCTGTCCTGCGGTTGGTGGCACACTGGCGTGTATGCGTGAACGGGAATTCTGGGAATTACTTGAAGAGGTGTTCGGTCGGACCTACGGTCGTTCGCTGTCGCGTGATCAACGGATGCCCAAACTGGCGAATATGACCGTGGTCGAGGCGCTGGACGCGGGGGAGGAGCCACGCGTGGTCTGGAATGTGCTCTGCGACCAAATGGAGGTTCCGGACTCCAAGCGTTGGGGCCACGATCATAACGCTCCGCCCATGCCCGCCGTCTGACACTGCGGGATTACGGAGTCGCTGAATCGTGAAATTGGCGATTTCGGCGTGTTGCACGCCAAATTCGAACAAATGTTCGTGTGTGTGGTTATAGTTATCCACAGTGACAAGAAGCCGCATACGTGTGCACAGGGTGCTTGCCATCTGCCATAATCCTTACCGCAGTAGGGCTTAAGGAGGCCAGGTGGCCAAGCTCGGGCAAGCTGGAACCACAATGGTTGGTTTGGATTGCCTCACATGGCATGTCCGTCATACGGTGGAGGCATCCGATTCGCACACGACTTCGACAAGGAGAAGATCATGGCACTTGAGACCAAGCCGGCCAAGGACCCGGCAGCTGAGGACAAGCACGAGCTCGATCCCAAGCGCAAGGCGGCGCTGGACACCGCGCTGGCGCAGGTCGAGAAGAGTTTTGGCAAAGGTTCCGCAATGCGACTGGGCGACCAGCCCGAGCAGAAC